TCTTTTATATCACATATCAGTATTTTTCCATCATTATAACCCCAGCCAACTACAGTTGCAGGGATTTTGTCAACTTCTCCATCATAAACGATTGTATGTTTGTACATCAGTTTAACTCCATCATTTCCTATATTCTTATTCAATACACCTTCAACAATTAACTTAGCCATACCTTCATATCCAAATTTCTTAGCCTTCTCATAATCATCTTTATTGTCACAAAAGAAACTTTCAATTAGTATTGCAGTAGGTTTTGAACTATTTAAAATATATAATCCTTTATCTAATTTAGCACCTCTGTTTTTAAATATTGTACCTAGTTTCTTACATATTCTAGTTGCATACTCTAGACCTTTATTACTGTAATATAGAACCTCTGAGCCTTTTCCTTGCCCATCACTTGCATTTAAATGTAGTTCTATGAGTAAGTCATATCCTCCAGCATTAACTCTAGGTATTTTATAAGACTTTTCCTCACTCTTAGTTTTAAACTGCTTTTCTGGGCATATTATTACATCTACCTTATGCCCTTCTTTTCTAAATGTATCTGCTAATACTGGTGCAAGAGATTTGTTGTATTGATACTCGTTAACTACTCCATCAGCAGAAGTACATGCTCCACTTTTTAAAATACTGTGTCCTACTGTTATACATATTTTCATTATTTATTTTCCTCCTTCAACTGTTTGTAAGTTTGGTTTATACCTATTGATATACCCCAACAAATCACGCCTTGTAAGACTGCAACAGGACTTAGTCCTAACATCCAAATAGAAAATCCTATACCAAGTATTAATAACACTACTGGAATATATTTGTTATCTAGTTGCTTATACTTCTTACAGCCCTTACCTATAATAGAGAGAGCAGCTACTAAAATTAGCAACTGCTCTGGTATGAAACTTATTAAATTATCCATTTTTTATCCTCCTAATTAATTAAAATATTCCTTTCTGAACTGCAAATATAAAGAACCCTACTAGTGTTGTAATCATTGTTCCAATTAGCCATTTGAGCATACTTGTAAGTGAGTTTAAATTCTCACACAATGCTTTTAACTCTGCTTTAGACTCTATATTTGCCACTTTTAATTCGTCTATTTCATCATTATGTTTATTTATTGTTACTTCATGTCGTTTCAAATTTTCTTTGAAAAGTTCTTCATTCATGAAAACCTCCTTATTTATATTAAAATAAGGCTTAGAAGTTATCTAAGCCTTTGATAATTAACAACATTTAACTGCTATATAACTATACACACCATTGTTAACTGGACCTTTAGGTATCCATCCATTGTCAGTAAAAGTTATTCCATAATGATTATGATTAACATCAAGATATTTTTCTCCAGTTGTATAATTATAAAAAAGATAGAATAAAGGTGTGTATACACAATAATATTTTTCTTCTACAGCATTGATAACAGTGTATGAAATAATATCTGGCCTAAAACCTATATTTAGCCCATTAGGATACGCACCAGTATAATAAGTAAAAGTTCCACTAGAATATTTATATTTAGAGTTTAACTGTGATATAGTATTATTAGCCTGTGTTAACTGGTTTATTAAATCCTGCAAACTAGCATCTGAACTATCAAAGGATTCTTTTACCTTCTCTGACAATTCTACTAAAGAATTGTTCAAACTTGATTCAATATTCTTTAATGCTAATACATTTATGATAGAAGTTTTGCCATTTATTAATCCTTCTTTTATTTCACTAACTTTACTTGCTATATCTTGTAGACTGGCATCATCACCTAATGGCATTATATTCTTACTTAGACTTACTATTTTTTCTGCTGTAGCATTAGTACTGTCTGTAACAACTATTTTAAGAGTGTGTAGTGCATTATCTTCTAATGTGTAGTTAATTGTTTTTTCAAGAATTAAATCTGTTGTAATAGTTTCTTTTAATATATCATCTATAAATATTTCTATTTTTGTTAGTAGTGTAGGGTCTGTGTGGTCTGCTTTGAATGTTGCTGTAGTTGAGTTGTATGAGGATATATTCAAAAATGGTAATGCTTGTAATAATGTTATTTTAGCACGACCATCTGAGTAATTGCCTACAACAGTAGTATTTCCACCAGTTGTCATGACTACATTATCAAAATAATATTCAGAAGTTGGTGTATATCCAGGTGGCTTATAACTATCTTTAGTTAGTACATAACCACTTCCACCGCCACTTCCATTACCAAATCCACTAGCAGGATAAGCACCACCAAACCAACCACCGCCACCACCAGATTGTGATGAAGGGTTTTTAGGAGTAGCACCTTTACCAAAAAAACCATCACAAGAACCATCTTTGTCTCTACCTCGCCCACCCTCAAATTGTGTACCACCATGAGCAGCAGCACCAGTAGAAGAAGTTCCAAGAGTCCCTTTCAAGCCACCACCATCACCACCATGTTGTTTATCATAAGTTCCACCGCCACCACCTGCAACAATTATACGAGATAGTAAACCTTGTTCATTATCCCAAGTACCACCAATAAGCCTAATATCGGTAGCACCACCACCACTTGCACCATTACCATATCCAGCACTATTGAAATTATAACCTTTTCTACCATCTATTCCAACATAAAGATATAAAGTAGTTTCTTTTTTTAATGTTATTTCACCACTACAATATCCACCATAACCATAATAAAAACCACTTTCGAAAGGAGTTCCTAATGCACCACCCCTAGCACCCCAACATTCAAATTTGTATTTACCTGGTTTCAATGTAACACTTTGTTCACTTCCCGTATAATTAAATTCATAAACTGTTGCCACTTAATCCACCTCTTTCTTAATTTATGGTTTTATTGTACCTAATTTTAAAACTACAAACGTCTACAAAGTGTAGATGAAGTGTAGGCAAAATGTAAATGAATTTATATATTTTAAGAAATAAAAAAGACTATGCTATATAGTCCTCTCCTACAATTTCTTTATATTCTGTTGCCGTTATCTTATTCTTTTCTACTGCCGTTTTAACTTGCTCTTTAGTCCAATTACCATTATTATAGAAATCTGTTATTATCTTGTACCAATTCATTTATATCACCCCATTTGACATTAATTGAAATGTTAAATCTGCTATTGTTTGTTCTGTAGAATTTACTTTATCTTCTATGCTACTTTTAATATCTGTATATCTATAGAAAACCTCTTTAGTATCTATATTTATAAATAACTTTGCTTCTTTATTTTCTACATATTGTTGTACTGGCAATTTCTCAATTAAAATTCCATTTTTTAACTCTTCTTCTGATAGTAAAGTTGGTTTATAGTGTATCATCCCAATATATTTTATATTTTGTTCATCTGTCTCCATAAAATTTCCTAAATAAATCATAATTCCTCTCCTTTTTCATCTGAATAAACCTTTTTTGATAATATATTTCTGTGAATGCCACCACCAATAAAAAAAATTATATTGTTTATTATAAACATACCTTTTTGAGGATTTGTGTTAATGAGCGTTCGGTAGCTATTAACTTCTTTAAGAGTATTTAAATTTATTTTTATAAATGGGCTACTAGAAAGTGAATTAAATGTATATATATATCCATTATATATTTCAAAATTTTCATATCTATCTGACCCACCATAAGTAATCAAATTTAGATTTGCATCATATTTTGCTAATCCACTTTTTTTACCACTCTCAACTTCTATGCTTCTGCTACTATCAGATACAAAAACAAAATCATTTAAAAACTTAATGTTTTTTTCATATAAATATCCTCCAATTCTAAAACTTTTCGCAACACTAAAATCAAAATTTATTTTAGTTAGGTAACATTCTGTAAGACCACTTGAATTTGAGTGTTCTGTTGTAGCATAAATACCATTATTATTACATACAAATTTGCCTCTTTCAAAGTCATAAATTCTATCAGAGGACATATCTTTAGTTAGCATTATATACATATCCGATATTCTTATTTTGTGAAGTATTGAAGAAGTCTCATCTCCATATATTCCATAAATAAATTCCCCATAAGTACATAGCTTATAATAAGAACCTTCTATTGACTGTGCTTCATTTCCTGTTAACTTATTTATTTTATATAATTTAGTATTGTCAGATATAAATAAATACTCTTGAGTAACACAGATACATGAGAAGTTAGCATTGGCTAAAGTAATATCAAAAATTACAGATTCATCAATTGCATTAATTTTAATTAAATGTGTACCTTTAATTGCATAAAAATAGGGTTCTTCATATTCTAATGCTTTTAAACTCCCACTATATTTTTCAATATATTTTATAGCACCATTTGTAACCAAATATGAAGAATAACTATTTGCAAGTATTGTTTCTCTTAAATCTAATCTCCCCTCTTTTATATCAATTTTATTCTTTATTTCTTCCCATGTATCGCTTGTAGTAACCTCTGCTCCCTTGGAGTTTAATGCTGTTACTACATTATTTTTAGCATTAACTCCATTTTGAAAAACCTCTTTTAATGCTCCTTCTACATTATCACTTGTAAAGTTATTCTCTGTATCTTCTATAGTTACATTCTTTGCTTCTAATACAAGATTTCTAACTTTATTAACTAACTCTTTAAAAGTCATTTAGTCACCTTCTTTCAATAAAAAAAGAACCTACTACGCTGTTGGTTCTATTCCTTCTACTACTCCACTATTTTTTATAATATAATCCTCTACTGCTTTTCTGTATTCTGTGTTAGTTACATCATCAAGTTGAAACTCTCTATTTTTCAAAGGGTTTAACCCTCCATTTAATATTCTTTCTGCTAATATTCTTACCACAACATTATTTATATTCATTATAACAATCCTCCTTGTAATTCATTAGTCATAATTAATAATTCATTTTCTAATTCTTCATAACTAAGTTTTTCATCTTGTATTGGACTACTTGATAACACTAAATAATTTTCATTTAAAGTTTCATATATTTCTATAACATATAAATTAGAGTTTTCACTAATTATTTTTTCTTTTTCATCTAAAGAATTATAATATACTTGTTTTTTCATAATTTATTCCTACCTTAATATTGTTAATTTTTCTATTTCTGCACGAGCTGCATATGAACCATCTAAATTTCCTGCTCCTACAGATGTTAATAATATTTGTACTTTTATATCCATGCCATTCTCAACAATAATATCTTTTGTAAATCTTACAAAAGAAGAAGATGCACTAGGAGTATCGTCAGTAACATAAAAGTATTCTTTTCGGTTTCCACATAGTATCTCTATTTTTGCTGTTGCATAATCAGCACGCATTTTAGACGCTTTAAGTTCGCCTGTGAATCTTAATGTGCCTTTTATACTAGATACTTCATTGTAAACGATGCTAGGAGTGTTTAAAGTTGTAGCTTGAATTCTATTTTTTAAAGAAAAAATTTCTATTGATTGAAAAATCCAGTTAACTTTTTCAATCAAATTAGTAAATGTTTCAGATGATGTTGCTGAAACATTTTTAGAATTAATCGTCTCCACTAATACATTTTTTAATGTTTCTATTTTTGTTTTAGTTGTACCAAATTTATCTGTTCCAATAAAAGGACTACCCAATGCACTAGATATATTATTTTTACCAGTTTGAAAATCAGTTTGTACATTTTCTAATGCTGCCATAAGTTCCCCTAAACTAGCATTTTCAGTTAATTTTTCTGTCATATTTTCACCTCGCTTATATCATATCTATTAAATTATTCACTATAGTTATTCCTTTAGTTCTTTGACCACTTATTTCTACCATTATTTCCTCTAATACTCCATCTAACTTATCACTTGTAAATCTATCATTAGCATCTGTAATACTTATACTGGTATCTATAAGCTGTATACTGCTAATAGAATCCTCTATTTTCTTAGATGAATAAGTAGTCATTTCAGACACTCTGTTATCATCTACAGTTGCATTAATAAAATGAGTTTCTGCATTTCCATTTATCAC